ATGGGGCCGCCTTGCAGCGTCCGCACCCGCTGATACGCGGGGCCATGCAGGACCGCAAGGCCCATGCGCGGCACTGTAGGGGAGTGCTGGAAGTAGGAGGCGTTCAGGGTCAGTCCCTCGTCCCCCTGCCGCAGCTCCGCCGAGAGGCTGGTATTTGTGGCGCTTTTCCGCAGTTTCAACAGACGCAGACGCGCCTTGCCCCTCACAGTCAGGGCGTACCGCTTCTCCGCCTCGCTTATCAGGTCCTTCCGTGCCTGCCGCGCTGTCCGGTTGATCGCCACCTTCAGCACGGCGGGGGTCTTGCGGTACAAGCTCCCCAGCGCCCGCTCGACGCCGGTATCATCCACTGTCAGAAGCATTTGCCCCGCGTCATAGGTTACAATGCTCATTACCCCTGCCTCGTCCTTTCCAGAATCATACGGTATACGCCGTTTTCGTCCTCACAGCTTACCAGGGTAAAAAGTTGTTCGTCTTTCGTTCCCTCGTCTATCGTCACCAAGTCTCCCGACTGCGGCATTTCCCCGTAGTCCTCTACGGAGATATACAGTATCCGGTAGGCATCGTAGAGGCCGGTGTCAAAGTTCTGCTTTGCACCGGCCTCCCAGTGTGCCGCGTGTTCCCGCACGTCCACGTCCTCCAGGACGATCAGCGCATCCACACCGTCTACGTTGTGCCGCTCGGCAAACTCGGTTTCGTTGAAGAATGTGGTCTTGATCTCCTCTGCCGCGCAGTCCTTGAAGGTGGGCCGCTTCCACTCCTTCGGCGGCTCACACCCAAAATCCTGTTCAAGTTCAAACAGCGGCATGGCGATTACCCCAAGACCTTCTTCGCCACGCACCAGGGATTCTTGCGCTTGGGCACCATCAAGGGACTGCACGCAACCTTCGTCTCCTTGGTCTGGCTCTTGATGTCCGCGATATGCTGGGGGACACGCTTTCCGGCGTAGGTGTGGAACTCCTCGTCCCGCTCCATCTGCGTGATTGCGCCGTAAAGGCCGCGCCCCACGTCCGGGGCGGTGACAATGGCGCTGCCGCTGGCCAGGAAGGGAGTCTCCGTCCCGGTCTCGTCCTGGAAGGTGCCATCGTTGACCAAAATCTCCAGCTTGCGGCCGCCGAAGTTGAACTTGCCCAGGCTGGTGACATAGGGCGTCAGCTCCTGGGGATTGATAGCGCCGTAGTCCGCCCGGCGGTTGTCCATCATGTACTGAATCCAGGGGTCTTCCATCAAGAAGTTGCCCACATCGTTGGACACCACCAGATCGGTGGCGGCCCGGCCCCGCTGGGTGAGCATCTTGACCATCTGGATCACATCCCAATACCAGTTGCCGGGGGTGTGTTCATCCTTGCCGTGGGTCCACGCGGCAGCGGGAGTAAACTTGGCCGGGTTGTTGGTGCCGTCGTAGAACTTGGCCGAAATGTCCTCGTAGATGTTCGGGTCACTGGTCTGGTGACGCATGATGCAGCCGTTTTTCAGCATAGTTTCACACGCCAGCCATTCCTCCCGGCGGGAAATCCGGGCGGACAGGTCGCTCAGGTCACCCATGAGCAGCTGCCGCGCCCGCTGTTCGGGAGTTACATTGCTCAGAATGCTCTCGCCGAAGCCGCGCTGGTGCAGCTGATCGATAGTCAGAAGTTTGGAAATAGCGATATTGCCGGGTTCCAGCTCAAAGGTGCTGAACCCGCCGCGCCCAACGGGGAGTGCGTCAACACGCGGCAGCACAAAGGGAGCGGCCTTGCGGTTGCCCTCCTTGTAGTCGGCCAGGACCTTGGACGTGCCGAACACGTCCAGCGCCAGATCGGTGGGGAAATAGCGGCGCTTGAAGAAAGTGGGCTCGGGGGTCAAAATCTCAATCGCCGCCAGCATATACAGGGTGTCGTAGATATTCATTTTGTTGTCCTCCTTACTCCGGCAGCACCCGGGTGAAGATGATGTCGTACTTACGCAGGGCGTCCTTGTCCGCTGCAGTCAGGGTATAGCCCTCCGCGACGGTCACCGCATCGGGGTTGAAGTTCCCGCTGCGGTAGGCGACGGCCGCCACCGCTTCCGTGCCGGAGGCGTCCACGGGGTCAGCCAGGACATAGGCGGGGGTGCCGCCAGTCGCCATGACCTCGCAGGTGCCGTCCTCCTTGCGGGACAAGACCGTGCCACGGACCAGATCACCAGCACCGGCGGCAATGCTGACCGGAACAGTCAGTGCACGGGGGAACAGACCCGCAATCAGATTGTCCTGACCGCGTTCGCCCACCTTTTTAACCAGCTCTTTCATGTTTACCGTACCTCCCTCTTCCGCTCGTTGAACGCCTTGGCGTCCGCCTGCGCCTGGGCCACTACCGCCTGGGGGGTGTCTAGATCGCTGGTACCACCAGTGCCGTCGCTGCCCACACCATTGGCCGCACCCACATCCTGGACACCGGAAGCCGCCGTATCAGCCTCCAAGGCGGCAAGGAACGTCCCGCCCTGCTGAGACGCTTTCTGTGCGGCCTGATAGACCATTTCCTGGGCAGTACAGGGGTGGTCCCCGTACTTGGCCGCATTGATGGTTTCCGCGTCGAACAGGCCCGCCAGCGCGTCGATCTCCTGGATACGCTTGCGCTCGGCCTGAGCGGGATCGTCCCCGCCGTTGCTCTGCGGGGCCGGGGCGGGGGTTACTGCGGGCGCGGGTGTGGGAGCAGGCGTCACCGCGCCGGACGCGGACACAGCAGCTCTCGCCTCGGCCATGAACGCCTCCGCCAGCGCCGGATTTTCCGCCCGCAGCTCTTCAAGGGTCTTTGCCATAGTGTTTCCTCCATTCTGTCCGCCGGTCTGCGCCGGCTGATTTGTATTTGCCTCAACCGGGGCCGCCGCCTCGGGTGTGACCGTGGGAATTGTGTCCGGGGCAAACATCCCCGGAGTAAGATGGAACTGACGGCCGCGCACAAACAAACTGCGCCCGTCGGCGCTGGCGGCAATGTCCAGGGGGGCGGCGTCCTCCAGGAGCTTATCTGCAAAGCCCTTTTCCACCGCCTCCGTCCCGGTCATGTAGGTGGTTTTTGCCATCATATTGGAGATCACCATATCGGACAGGCCACATTTGCGCTTGTAGATGGACACCTGGGCCTTGTCCCAGGCTTCATTTTTCGCCGCCAGCTCCTTCAGTTCATCCGCATTGTAGCCGCCCCAAAGGAAGCTCCAGCATTTGTGAATCATGACAAGGCTGGCCGGGTTGACCACTACCGTATCACAGGCGCACATGATAAGAGAGCCGCCGGACATGGCCACACCGTCCACAACGCAGGTTAACGCCATACCCTGAGTAGTCAGCTCCCGGAGCCGGTTGTGAATCAGGATAGATACGCCCGCGTCGCCGCCGACACTGTTCATGCGGATGGTCAGAGTCTTGGCCCCAGCCAGGGATTTCAAATCCTCCAGAAACTCGGACTGGATGATATAGCTCCCCTCAATGAGTTCTCCTGTCCACCAGTCCACAGGCTGGCTCTCCACGATCTCCCCGTACATGGTCAGCTCCGCGTTCTCGCCGTCCGCCATCTCCATGACATAGGGGCCGCGGTTGATACTCACCACGCAGGACGCAGAACCGCCGCGGCCAAATGGCATTTTGGTTGGGTTAGGCATTTTCGCCGCCTCCTTCGTTGTCGTCTTTTTCATTGGGGTCAACCTCCATACGGATACCCCCACCGCCAGCAGCGGCCAGCTTCTCATTCTCCGCCGCTAGCTGCTCCACGTTCTCGTCCCAGTCGCCGCCGCCGGTTTCCCTGGTGACCTGCTCATGGGTTTTGAGGGCATGCTGGACCTGAAGCACCGCCGCCTTTGCCTCCTTCAATGGGTCAAGGCTGCCCTGGACAGGCCCGATCCACCGTGCTCCGCACCACGCCGCTCGAATAAGCGGGTCCCCGAAAAATCCGGGGGCCTTGACGCGGCCCCGGGCCACCGCCTCTGCCAGCCAGACCTCATAGGTGGGCTGGCAGAAGTCATCTACAAACCACTTCCGGCGCATACGAAAATCCTCCCACGCATCCAACAGCGCAGCCCGCGCGGACGAATAGGAGGAATTGTATTCTTTGATCAGCACATCATAGGGGATTCCCAGGCCCGCGCCAATCAGCTTGCAGAATGTCTTGATAAAAACATCAAAACCCGTGGTGGGGATGTTTGGGTTTCCAAACTCAATTTTCTCTCCCTGTTTGAGATGCGTGACGATACCCGGCCCCATCTCGTACTCATTCTGGTCATCGGCGATGGTGTTTTCATCTGGATTCGCCCCAGGAATGCCAACAATGCCGCTCGCGCCAACCGTATTGA